GGGGGGGGGCGGGGGGGGGCGCGGCGGTGTTTGGGGGGTTGGGGGCGGTGTTCCCCCAAAAGTGGGGGCCTGGGGTGGGGTCGCGTCGCAGACGATGTTCGGGAACCGGGAATTGGGGATTGGGAATTGGTGCGCCTGTTCCAAATCCCAAATTCCTAATTCCTTGATTGGGTGGGTGGAGCGTGGCGTATGTGCGGCTGCTGCGCCGGGCGGAGTTCGGAGAGCCACGGCTCGGCATCGGCGGCTCGGAACAGCAAGGGGTGGTTGCCGGTCAATGCGTGACGCAGACGCGCACGCCACCGCGAGGCAAGGAGCGGTGGCGTGAGGGAAGCGGCGGCGTTTCGGATTGAGAAGTTTGCCGTGGCCTTCGCAGATCCGCACGTCCCGACAACCGCCGGCTCTGCCGGAGGTGTCGGGGCAAAGTTGCGGTCAAGAGGGAGGCGGCAATCTTCGTGCCGGCAACCGCCCCGGTCGCTATTCATAAGCGTAACTTGTGGAGCCTATGAACAGCGATGCTCGGAGTTGACGATGTCGTGGGCTGTGGCTTGGAGAATGGAGAACGTGCGGTGTGATGCCGGGGCGCGCCACGCTCCGGGTGGGTCAATGATGCCTCCCCCTACGTCTGCCCCCTGCGGCGTTCAATCCTCTCTGCCCTGCAAGGGCGTTGCACCGTGTGTCCGTCAGTCCGCTTTGGGTGGGGAGGAAGGTGGCGTGGCGGCTGCTGTGCCAATGAGGGAGGGAGTGCGGCGTATAGACCTTCGGGAAGCCGGAAAACAAGCAAGGTGGCGGACGGTTGTAGCGAGCATCGCCACAGCCGAGAAAGTTTTTGAAAGGAGGTGCGGACATCGCGCACGCCACCGTGAGTTTAGGAGCGGTGGCGTGATGGAAGCGAGGGCAAGCCGGAGAGATAAATCTTTCGTTCCGCCAACCGCAGCGGTCGCAGTTTACAGGGAGGTACGACCCGTGAACTGCGATGTTCGGGCTTTCAAAGGTCAGATACGCAAGCGAGTGAGTGAAGCCGGTTCATAAGTAGCCGGCGGGCCACCTGACGGGTCGGGGTCAATAAGGACGGGCACGATAAACAAAACGAGCCACCCTCACGGGCAACTCGCTTGCTATCTATGAAAAAACTTACTCTTGGGGTATGGGGATTAGCGTTTTCGGAGGAAAAGCCATATAAGGACGGCTGCGGCCAGGAGGGCTGCTACGGATATTATCGTGCCGTCGGGCGGATTGTATAGGCGTGTGGTGGCGGTGTGCTCGGTTGATGCCTCAACTGCCGCTTGCCTGTATCTTACCGTATCGAGGCTGTTGTAGGCTTCAACGCTATCCCGATGCTCACGCCGCCGGTCTATCACACGCCCTTTTATGGCTTTTAGCCGGATAATCTCGGGTGCCTCGGCGTATTGACCGGGTCGCTCGATTTCGATTTTCAGGGTGTCGAAGCTAAAATCGAAATGTCTTATGGCGGAGTCTATCACCGCTGTTGTGCGGTGATGCTCACTGTGCGCGAGCGAGTCGGTGGCGAGCGATTTATCAGTGACGATGTTTTTGTTGGTCTTACAGCCGCAAAGTATGAGGAATGGGAACAGGTAAATGGGAATTGACCGCAGCCAATCAATCCTCAATCTCCAATTACCGTTTGCCTTTATAGTGCGCATAGGTCGGTGTCGTTTTTTACGATGAATGAGGGGCAAGCCTTGTTTGCGAACTCACATTCTGTGCATTGACGGCTGCACTCGGCATAGTTGAAGCGAGCTTCACTCTGCGCTCGTTTGCACGTCAATTCGTTATGTCCGTGGAGGGTGGCCGAGGGATAGCGGCTTTTCAGCTCTTTGCAGAGCCTGATTATGGCCGCACGTTGCTCCGGGGTGCTTGTGTCTTTACCCTTGTGCTGCCAGTCTTTGACTGAACGCGGAGGGCAACCGCCGCAGTAGCACACTCCGATTGAGTGTGAGTTATGGCCGGTGGTGTGCGCCCCTATTTTGGCCTCGTCGCGCCCTTTGTGGATTTTGCCGTCGCGTGTGATGTACCAGTGATAGCCTATGTCGGTAAATCCACGGGCGAGGTGCATCTGCCGGATTTGGTCGACGGTATAATCCTCACCCTCGGGGGTGGCCGAGCAATGGAGGATTATCTTGTCGATGTGGCGAGGGTTCGGTGATGAGCCGATGCCGAGCGCAGCCCACGTCTTGGGGCCAACGATGCCGTCGACGGCGAGGTTATGGGTGCGTTGGAAGTCGCGGACGGCTTCGTCGGTAATTGGGCCGAAGATGCCGTCGGCAATAAGGTTGAGAGCGTGTTGGAGGGTGGCGACGTCGCCCCCTCTGCTGCCTTTACGGATTGTCTGCATTTTGGGTTGATGTGTTATGAGTTGATGATTTTGATGTGTTTTCGTGGTGGCGGCTACTGCCGTATTCATAATGATATTTTAATCCGAACACCGCCCCTGCGAAAGTGAGGATTTCACCGAAAGCGATAAGGACTGAATTGTGGATTTCGCCGGGCGGTGGCACGACAAATCCGGCGATGAGCAGACCGCAACCTACGACAATCAGAAAGACTGCCGCAAGGAGCTGAATGGTCGGGCGATGTTTGCGAATTTCCATTGTAAAATGTTGTGTATGTGGAGAATTATTGTTACCTTTGCATATCAAGATACGTTAAACCAAACTAATTAACCCGGACACCTCTACCTGTAAGTGAAGCCAAGCTAAAAGAACTGTGATACCTATGTCCGTATGCGTGATAGCACTCCGTTTGGGCTATCATTGCGGTGCATTTGCGATAGCACCCCCGCAGGTTTCGGCCTCGGGCTATCGGGAAGCGGTATAAAACAGATAGCATCACCCTTGCGGCTCTGCCGTGAGGGCTATCTTTTTTCGCTCCGCTCACGGAATTGGGAATTTGGGATTGGGAATTGGTATTTGCCAATCCCCGGTTTCAGTTTCCTTGTTCCTACTTTCCAAAAGTCCACTTTTGGGAAGTGGGGTTGTAGATTATCGAGAACTCGGCGAGCGAGCTTGCGAGGTTGGCGGTGGTGATAAGGGAGCGTCCGGGGAGCATCTTCTTTGCAAAGCCGACGGCGAAACGCAGTCGGATCATGCGGTGCTTCTTCGGGTTCTTGGGGTCAAGCAGGGAGATTGTCGAGCGGCCCCAGCCGATAGAGGGGGTGCCGTCGCGGCGTATATGGACGGTGACGAGGGCATCGGGCGAGGTCGAGTAGCCTATGGCGACGGTTGTTTGCTCGGTTTTGGGGTTGATTGAGAAAGAGAGCGTAGAGCCGGATATTTTGACGGAGTGGACGGAGCCGTAGAGGTTCCACCCCTTGCGTTTGTCGCAGTATTTCTTGGTGGCGCCTCCGGCCTCGATTACGAGCTTGTCGCCCCACTGGTTGCGCTTTCGTGTGTGCCGGAACAGGTAAGGCACATACCCGTCGGCGATGAGCTGTTGCGCACCGTAGATTTTCAAGGTGCTGCCAACGACGGCCACGGAGATTTGGGCGGTGTTATACAGCCCTTTGGTGCCGTCGGTCATACCGAGTTTAGCCTGAATTTTTTCGAGCAGGGGCAGGATTTCGGCGATGCGGTTACGGGCGTTGTTGAGGTCTACGACCTGCTGCGCACGCATCGCCCCGGCACGCTCGGTGGTGGCCTGTTTGATGAAAAGGTTGTTTGAGGCGGTTGCGATAGAGCCGTTACCGAGGTCTACGGCCTTGATGTTTGCGAGGATATTGTTGCGGTCGGCAGCCCCTTGCTCAATGGAGCACACCGCTTGCCCTGCGGCCTTGAAGCCGTTGAGCAGGGTTTGAATAGCGGTGACGGTGTCGGACGTACCGGCAGTAGCGAGCAGGTCGGCGATGCGCTGCAAGATAGCACCGAGCGACTCCGGGGAAACGGAGTCCTTGGATTGCAGCTTTCGGAAGTCCGAGATAATCTGCGTGAGTGATTTAACGTCGATAGCCATACGAAAAGCGCCGGTGGCGCGGTTTATGGTTAATAAGTTTATGAGTTTACCGCAAAAGTATGGCTATCGGTTGGGCGGTGAAAAGACAGGGTTAAGAGGCAATATTTTGAGGAATTTATCGTTATAATATCATTATGAATTACAGACTTATGAAAACGATAAAATTCTTGCTCTGTGCGATATTTGTAGTTGCCCTTTCCTCGTGTCATCATACGAGCGAGCCTCTAAATATCCCACAACAATATACCCAGCTGAATACCGTAATTGCACCTTGGCAAAAAGATAATGACCTATTGCCTTGGAAAGGTCAGTTACACACTATGATTATAAATTCCATTGATGATGTATATGCAACGCAGACGGAACGTTTTATTGAAGAAAATCCCAATTGGTTGCAAGTGGATTTTTCAAAAGAGACAATTATTGCTGTCAGAACGATACTGTTTGCTTTCAACCATTGGCAGTATACCTCAGTCACTGGCTTTTATAAAGTGAATTACGACGACGAACCAATAAATTATTACAAGGGAGACTATCAACTTTCATTTATAGAGAACTATACTCCATATTCTGATAAAGATGATGAGGACGAGAGTCAATATCGAATTTATCAGATTGCCATTGTTACAAATAAAATCCCATCTGATGCGAGAGTTCACGTTTCGTGGTCTCAAAATCTTAAAGCGTCAGATGTTTGGGATTAGTTAAGTCACGAAGCGACGGGAAATGTTGCGAGTGAGGGCGTTGCTGACGGTGTCGGCAAGGTCGCGTCCGAGGTTGTCGGCGTAGAAGTCGCGTATGTTCATCACGGAGGCGTAGTATTTGCGGCTGAACCACCGCTTACGCCGTCGGGCGTTGTCACGTCCGAGATCGCCGGGGTTGCCGCGTGGCGTATTTGAGCCGGTGGCGTAGTCGACGAACAGGCCGTACAGGTTAAATGATTGTTCGAGTGTGATAGATGTATATTTGCCGTCGGCGTTCATACGCACGGCAAGCGTCGAGCGGTAAAGTGCGCCGGTGTCTATGACCCCGAGCAGCGCAATTTGCTCGCGCCAAATCCGCACCATAGTCGCATTGAACGCTTTTACATAGCGTTCACGCGCCTTTTGTGCGGATTGGGAATTTGAAATTGGGTATTGGGAATTGGGCATAAATGTTTATCTTTGCGCAAAGATTGAGAATATGGCAGTTATAACTTTTGAAGACCTCGATGCTTGGCGAGAGAGTATGAAGCTCGTCAAGGACGTTTACGCACTCACAAAGAAATTTCCACAGGAGGAACGATTTGGCTTGACAAGTCAGGTGCAAAGGGCGGTTGTTTCTATTCCGTCGAACATCGCAGAGGGGCATGGAAGATATTCTAAATCTGAATTTGCAAATTTTGTGTCTATCTCACACGGCTCTCTAAATGAAGTGAGGACACAAATACGTATTGCTCAAATGCTTGGCTACATTTCCGATAATGAGGCAAATGACATCATAGCCAAATGCACTACTATTGGAAAAATCCTCGGAGGATTGATGAAATCACTTAAACAATAGGTATTCAACGGGTTTCTAATCCCCGGTCACCCATTCCTCTTTACAATAGCGTAGATCTGTAAAACAGTCTACCGCTATTGTAAAGTATGCGCCGGCAGCTCCCGAGAAAAAATAGCGGTCTATCTCGTTGAACGATATTCGGGGGTCGAGGTAGATGCAGTTCTGCTCCAAACGGACTTTTTCGAGTATAAGGCGCGTGGCGAATTGGCGGAACAGCTCGCGCATGGTTGCCATACATTCGGCCCGAGCCTCCATATCTTCGGCGGCGTGTCGCATGGCGAAGAATACGGTCTTGATGCGGCGAGTGCGAGGTGTGTTGTTGAGGTCGGTGTAGCCGTCGGCTACGTCCGACACGCAGACAAATGCAGCGGTGTTCTGCATTTGCGCGACGGCTTCCTCGAAGCCCTCCAAACCGCTGACGCGACAGAAGGTGAAGCCTTCTGCCAGAGCGAGGCGGTTGGTGGCAGTGAGCTTTTCAAAGAAAGCAGCCGCGTTCCACGTTCCTTTGAGTTGGGCTGTCATTTCTTGTTGAGTTGGGAGTTGAGCTGTTTGTACTCACGGGCTTGCGCATTTAACTCGGTAAGTGCGCGGTGGGTATCGAGTGCGAGGACTTCGGCCTCTTTTGTGACATCGCCTTTGGTGAGGGCACGGATTTGTGCGTTCACGGCATCTTCGATGCGAGAACGGGAAATTGGGGATTGGGAATTGGCAAGCAGGTTTCCGTCTTCCGTTTCCGGGTTTCCAGAAAAGAAGTCGGGGTATCGGTTTGCGAGCGAGGATTTGAGCGATGCTACCCAGTAGAAAATGGCGATGCGCTCGTCGGGGGCGAGCGGTGTCTTGATGCCGGGATATACCACCGAGGCGATTTCGTCGAGCAGCGTATCGTCCTGTGTTTGGAGATAGCCTTGGTAGAGGTTATCGACGATGATGTATTGCTCAAAGGGCACCTCGTCGAAGTCGGCGGCGATGCCGGGGCGGTGTTTGAGTTTTACGGGGCGAATTGGAGAGGTCGGGAGCGAGCCGAGCCAATCGAGGTTCGGGAGCAGTTCAGCGAGTGTGAGCGGCGTTACCTCGAAAAGGAATTTTCCTTTTCGGAGCAGGTAGCCGTCGGTGTTTTGCTTGCCTATAACTTTGGTGCCCGTCCAATGGAGCAAGCAAAGGGTCTTCACCTCGTCGGAGGTGAAATTTTGAGCGAGCAGTTGATAAACATAGCGTAGCTGTTTATCGGAGAGTTCGTGCCACCCCTGCGGCACGATGAAATTTATTGAAATTGTCTGCATAGAAAAAGGGCTTTAACGCACTGCGAAAGTACGGTAAAGCCCTCTATGCGGAAAAGACAGGAGTGTTAATCAGTCAGAACTATGAAAGAAATATCTGAAAAGTGTTCTGCCCCTACTTCTTCACCTTTAAGAATTGCAGGTTTTTCGATAAGTCTATTAGACTCCAAAAGAGCCAATAAATCCCACATTACTTCGTGATAAAAAATAACCTGTGCTTCTTGTTGTGTAGCAATATCATATTTTGATGCAAACAAAGCTGAATGTGACTTGATAACACTGCTTATGTTTGACGCTATTTCATCACATAATACATCTATCTCGTCTCGATTGCCACTTTTAATTATAGGGATAGTAGGTTGACCTTCCGAGTCAACTAAATTCCATTTAAGCAATTTATTTTTGAGTTCGACATCTACGACAGGAAGTTTGCCCTCCATTATCAAATGGGCAAAATCTATCAGGGTTTTATCACTCGGCCAATATCCGAGTTCATCAGTCCAATTTACTTTAAGTGGTCCGTATCCGTTTGTCCCATTTCTTTCTTCAAGTCTTTTATTATACATCGCCCAATAAGCGCCAGCCCAAGTGCCATGACTTTCCATTTGATTTAGTGTAGGAAGTTTTCCGTCAGCCCAAACATATCCGTCGAGCAGATATGAAAATATCAAAGAATAAATCTGAGCGTTATATCCTTGCGCATTAAACGCAGAGATTAACTTTTTAATCTTTGGCGCTATGACTGGGTAGATACTGTCGGCAAACGCTTTCGACTCGGTTCTGATTTCAGCTGTTTGCAATTTGTCAAATATTGGCATTTTGGTTTTCAAAATGCCGTCCGATGATGACAACAAATCACCGACCATCAAAAGTCGAAGTTGACTCTTGTTGTAAGGTATGTTGAGAGAGTCAAGTTTGGACTCTGTCGCCGGAGTCCTGAATGCGCATAATATATCCCAGTTATTATCGGTTATGTATTGACTCGGGTGAAATGAACTGTATGAACAAAATGCTGTTGTAGAGAAATCCTTATAAGGACGACCTAAAATATCATTTGATGATGTTTGTTGAGAATATGCTGTGATTGCTATTGCAACCATGATGATAAAAGCTATTAAATTTTTCATTACACGAAGTTTATTAAATCAAAATACATAGCGCGTGTTTTTGAGTTTTTATCTTTTTCGGATAAAAACATAAAACCGCATTTTTCGTAGAACGGAACAGCAGCGGCATAGGCATCAACGGTAATAAACCGACAAGCACTGCGGCGCATGGTGGCGAACATATGCTTTACCTGCAACAATATAGCCTCGCCAATATGATTACCTGCATAATCTTTTGAAACAGCGAGGCGACCTATCTTCACCGCAGGATATTCCTTGCGACGTTTGGAGTTGACAATCTTACGGTTAAGCCTATTCCAAAATTGTTTTTCTTCGGGGTCAAAAACAATTTTATCATTTAACAGGCTGTAATATGCGACAGTCTTACTTTCCGAATTATCTTCAAGAAGATATGTTAAAGCCATCATGGCGCGAAGATAATTCTTCGCGTCACTAACAAGAAAGTCGTTTAAGTCGACATCACCGCAATCAAACGACTTTATTTCCGTATCGGCTTCAATCTGCCGAAATGTGAAATTGCTAAAATCCATATTACATTTGGAACGTGCTTATAGCCTTGAAGGCTTCATAAGCCTTGCGAGCCGCATCTTTTTCGGATTGGCTGACAGGAGCGGGATTTGCTGTTCTTTCGGCAAATCTTACCGCATCTCTCCCTTTCAGTACGGGGGTTTCTTTGATAGGTCTTGCCATAGTTGTATCTCCTTTTTACTTTATGTATTACAAAGGTACAACAAATTTCTGAATAATAAGGATTAACTGACAAAAAATTATAATACATTTCCGGCTACGGGTATGCGGGTATGCTCAAAAGAAATAGCCGGAGGCTTCTTTGCGGTTGCTGAACGTCGGGGGCGTGAACAATCGGGCGGTGTCGGAGCTGTGCCATTCGGGGAAATTGGAGGGGCGGTGGCGTATGATATTGACAATATCGGCGAGGCGTCGGCTATTGAACGAGCCTTTTTGCAGGTAGGCGATGAGCTGCGCCTTGATTTGGCGGACTACATCGTGGCGGACTGGTGGCAGATCTCCGCGCAGGTTTTCTGCCCGGAGCGCTGACATCAGTTCGGGCGACAACCATTCCTCGGCCAACGATGCCTCCAAGTCTATGATTTGGGGGCGGAGTTCGAGGTATCGCTCCCAGTTAAGGGATTGGGAATTGGAAACAGGGCATTGGTTTACAATCTCAAAAGTGGGAAAGAGAGTCGCGCCGAAGAAAGCGGCTTGGTCGGAGTTGAGCCACCTGCTCGCGCCCGGCAGCTCGGGCAAGAGCGCGGCGATGCAGTCGTCGCAGTGGGTCAGCATCGAGCCGACAAGTCGGTCGACGCGCATCTTCGATGCGGCGACGAGGTTTTGGGTGCCGACGGTGGCGAAGCCGTTGGGCGTAAGCACAAGGTCGAGCGAGGGAATTGCACGGCGCATTGCGTCGGCGACGACGAGCCGGGCGGTGGCTATGCGGATAGGGTTGCTATCCGTGTAGCCGCAGATTGTGTTGTAGGTCGACTCGGAGGTGAAAGTTTCCTTGACCCACGCCTCGGCGAGGTCGAGGAACGGTGCGAGTTTGTCAAAGAGCGGCGTTTCGCCTTTGACTGTGATTAGGCTGTTGGGAATTAAGGCCGTCAGTTCCTCGTTGCTGTTGATTATCTTTGCCATAATGTTGTATCAGGTAAGAGTATTGAAGTGAATACTTTACGCCTTGTCACCCGTGACTTTGACTTCTTTTGCGTCTTGGTGTTCGTCGAGGGTGGTTAATTGGATAAAGGGCACATCGACGGTGACGCCCTGCCAGGCGTTGAATTTGATAATGATGCGGTGGACGGTAAAGAGCAGGTCGTGGTATGGCTTTTGGAGAGCCTGGGCTATGGTGTACAGCTCGCGCTTGTCGGAGCCGGAGTTGTTGGTCTGCGCCTTTCCGGGCACGGAGCCGACGAGGTTTGAGTGGACGCGCATAGTGAAGCATATCATATTGATAGCTTCCTGAATGTCGGTTTCCCAATCGCCGCCCTCTTTGGTGGCGTCGATTTTGTTTATCACAACGTCGTGCTGCTCCTTTCCGTCGGGAGTGATGTAGAAGGTGGAAAACCACGCTTTGCCGGAGTTTTCCGCACCGGTGAGAAAATCAAGAATTGATTGTTTCTCACGGACGATGCGCTCCTGTTGCTTGCGGCGGTCGGTGATGCCCTCGGCACGGAAAATCGACTCCCAATATTTGGCGGAGATTTCGATTTGGTATTTTATGGGAGCGTGGTTTTTGAGCTTCGCTTCCTTTGCTATGCCGATGAGCTGCTTGATGTTGTACCATTTGCCCCGGAACAGCGAGGCATAGTAAGGTATGGGGTAATAGGTGGAGTCAACGGTGGGTATGCGGCTCACGATTGCGAATTTTCGCAATCGTGGGGAATTGGGGATTGGGGATTGGGTACCGGGGGGCAGGTTTCTTGTTCCCGGTTTCCGCTCGCGCTCCAAGCGAGCTTGCAGATCACGCCACGGCGCGGAGGGGTCGAGCAGGTCTATGACCTCGATGTCGGAGGGTGAAGCGACGCACTTACGCCAGTTGGCGTAAAGGACGGAGGGGATTTTGCCGACGGTGTCGGCAGGGGCGAAGCGGCAGTAACAGGCTTCTTTACGCAAGAGGCGCACAATCTTTGTGCCGTCCTCGTTGAGAATAAGCACGCTGACGGCAAAGCCGAAGTGCTTGAAGTCCTGACTGACGCCGAGGAAGTATGCGGCGAGGTCGTTGTCGAGAAGGAAGTCCTCGACTTCTTGTTTTACGGCATCGGAGGCGATGCACGTATCATACCGCAACCCTGCGCCATAGCAGACCTCGGCGTTGAAGCATTGGCAGGTGGCGAGGGTTTCGTCTTTCTCTATGAGGTCGAGAATATCGAAAGGCATCTGATTGTCGCCGCCCCACGGGATATAGGAGAGCTTATCGTCTATGAGCGTCGGCACTATGTCGGTGTCCTCACGGAACACCGACTGCGAATTGACGGTGAACGCTGCACGGGCTTCAAGACCGGGCAGCTGCTCCACGGAGCTGAAATTTAAGTCGTCGGGGAAAAAAGAAAAGTCCATAACATTGAGGTTGGTTGCTCAAAGTTATGGACGATATGATGAGCGCGAAAAGACGCTTATTTCTTTGAAGTCTTGAAAAATTTTATGCGTTTTAATATATGTCCAATGCCTACCGCCAACATTAAAAATCCAATCTTGCCGTGCACTCCACCAAGAATAGAATGGTGATTAGAAATGAGCCAATGGATAAAGGTTGCGATGCCAAGAATAATGGTTGCGAGAAACAAATACCATAAAATACGCGTAACGGGCTTTTTTAATTTATTAAATCTGGCAAACCAGTTACACCATTTGAAATGGAGATAGATGTGTAAAATAACTAAGAGAGAAAATAACAAGCCAATAAACACATGAAGCCATACCGGCAATAAACCTCTGCTTCCTGTGGCTTCAAGTTGAATACTGGAAGTTAATATGAGTAAACAAAATATTAGTAATGCCCAATTGCAAATTTTCAGTTTTTCAAGATGTTTCATACTACAAAGTTACTTATTTTCTGCGAACTATCAAAGAAAAACTTCGAGGCCGTTAATGCGGAAGATGCAGCAGTCGCGCAGACGGCAGCTGCTCCACGGAGCTGAAATTGAGGTCGTCGGGATAAAAAGAAAAGTCCATAACATTGAGGTTGGTTGCTCAAAGTTATGGACGATATGATGAGCGCGAAAAGACGCTTACTTCCTAATCATATTCAAGGCGGCGTTTATCACATTATCTTCGCCGAAGATTATACTCTCATCTTCCAATACAACTATGTCAGGTTGAATGCCAACACCTATAAATTCTGTACCGTCGGCAAGGCGTTCATGCCGCGTACATATTCTGCCGTAGTAGCCCCAACCGAGGTCTATCATTATAGGATTGCCTGTACTTCCGCCTGTTGGTGTACCCATTACGATACCTCTTTTTGCATTTTTGAATAGAACTGCAAAATCCTCTGCGGCAGAGAAAGTGCAGGCGTTAACAAGAAGTATAATTGGCTTGTCATATTTTGGCACCTCACTGGTGAGCATAAAAAACGGAGTTATCGACTGCGACGGTTCGGAAACAGTATGCCATTTTTTACCCCAAGAAGCATAAGCGGCATCATATCGCGGTGTGTCCCATGCCGCTTGTGGAATAGAGTCGGTGGCCAAAAGCATCATAATTCGTTCCCCGACCTTACTATTTCCGCCATTGTTCTCACGAATATCTATAATAAGGCCGTCTGTGTTAAGTATTTTTTGTTCATATAGGTCAGCAAAAGTTCCCATGTTAAAATCGTTTGTCTGAAACGATGGAATTTTTAGATACCCTATATTACCCGGCAGGGAGTCAAACGAAATTTCCCTACTTGGGTTTACAATACCCCAAGGAGATTGTCGTTGGTCGACAATCTCGAATTTCTCACCGTTACCATTTCTGAATGTCACTGTTATAGCCTCACCACGAGCACCTTTTGTAAGGTTTATGCTGTTGAAGGGATAATAGTCCGACCATTGCTGTGTAGAAGAGGCAATATATGGAACAACATATTTATTGCCATAGTCAATAACTGGCATTCCGTTGATTGCGATTATTTCAGTGCCTTTCTTTACTCCTTTCCGAGTGTATTCGTCGGAGTAAACCCCGGTGACAAAAACCTTGTCACCGATGCGTCTTTGTGAAATAGGAGCATACGTTACATCTGCGCTGAAATTGATGCTTGTGTGACCGTCGTGCAGACGATTGGCGAGAAGTTGAAGCTGTTGGCTGAATTCCTCATCACTTGCTGTGTTGACAATGTTAGGAAGCTCCGCACGGCAAATGCTGTCGAAGTCTTGCGCAAAATTACCATATCCTGCATAATTGTATTTTACCTCCGAAGCAAAACGCGTAGCTATTGCAGCCTTTTGGTACGGCTGCAAATCTGTTTTTGCATAGACACTCAAACCAAGCACTAATGCAGTAAGAAATAATGATAATGATTTCATATTTGATATATCTTTTCTTATATGACGCTCTAAACATGAATAAATTACATACAAAGGTAATTATTTTTTTTGTTAGAGAAAAACATCGAGGCCGTTTATGCGGAAGATGCAGCAGTCGCGGACGCGGCGGCACTCGCCAGAAGCAAGGATTTTGACGTTTCGCCAGCCTCCGTAAAAGGCATATCGCAGGGATATGACGTTGCGGAGTTCGAGGATAGAGCCGTCGCTGCGCCATACTGATAGGTCAACGGGGTCGCCGGAGTTGAGCATCGTGCGAGCGGTTGATATGTGGACTGCGTTCATAGTGTTATGAGATTGTGTGAGGTATTATCGCGTTAGGGATATAAGCCCGAATGGGTCAAGACCATAGGCTTGACGGCTTGCCGCATTAGCCCGACGGCGCTGTGGCGCCGGAACGCCAAAACCATTAAGAGAAAGGGGGTTGGAAATGGGTGTCGAATATGCCGGGAGAGTATCGGGCGTTGAATTTGGGTCGGGTGTCCTTGAAGCGCCAAGTGAATTTCACGGAGTTGGGCTTGTCGTCGGTGTCGGAAAGTTCGGAGGTAAAATCGGTGATGAGGATTGGGAGCATAGCGTCAAAGTCGGTTTCGGCGAGGTTTGAGTCGGTGCCCCAGGGAATACGGACAACGGGAGAGGTAAGCATCTGCTCGACCTGCAAGCACTCGTCGGAGGTAAGAGGCGCGGACTGTACCTCGTATTCCTTTGCGGTGGTGACGTTGTAGAAGCGTGCGGATTTGCCGAGGGTGGCGATAGAGCGGTCGGCCTTGATTTTGTGGGTGGTGGCGTGAGGGAGTATGAGCTGTTCCGCGACGTTGAAGCAGTTAGTGTAATGGAAAGGGAGGGTGTCGGCGAGAGCCGGGTCGACAAATAGGGTCAGAGAACGCTCGCCGCACCGTGCGGTGACGGATAGCAGCGTGGGAGGTGTGGAGGCTTTGGTTGCGGCCTGTATCTTTGCGCGAACATCGGCGAGCAAGACGAACTCACGGTTTATGCCGTCGCCGTGCTGTATCATACCGTTGCCGGAAAGGACGTAGCGGTAGGTGGCGGTGTTGCCGTCGAGGGCGAGGTATGTAGCGTAGATGAAGAAAGCGATTGGCTCGCGGTCGGTGGCGAACCATTGCAGCTCGAAGAAGGTGTCGGGGGCGATGCGCCGGTAAGCGGAGAGGGTAAGGAAGTTTTCGAGGAGCCATTGCGAGGGGTCGTAGAGTCCGAGTGCGCGGTCGCAGTATATGACACGGAAGGAGTGTGAGGCGGCGGATCCGTCGGGTGCCGATGCCTCGATGATAAATTCGGAGAAATTGAGGTCGGGGTTTCCGGCCATATATTGCTCGATGAGAGAAGCGATGTCGGCTACGGTGGCCGAGCCGTTATAAGTGTAGTACCGCTCGTCGAGCAGCACGTCCGCGCCTGTGGAGAGGCGGAAGTCGACGAAGTCTTGGTTGGTGAAGATGCTGACGTCGGGGAGGTCGGCGGAGAGCATCACCGTGGGGGTGTAGAAGCCTATCCGTATCATAGGGGCAAAGTTAAGGAGGGTGGCGGCGAGGCGAAAAGACAGTCAGCGGTCGCTTCGGGAGGAAGCAACCGCTGTGTGGCAGTGGTTAAAGTGTCGTTATCGAATTTGTCTTGTCAATCTTGCAGAGGCGCAGGGTGTAAGACTTGCCGCCGAAGTTACTCTCTACCTTGATGAATTGCTCGCCGTCGCGCCAGCAGTAGAAAAGGGCGAGCCGCAGGGCATCGGTATCGGAGTCGGCGTAGAAGCGCCATGAGCCTTGTCGAGTGAAGCATTTGTATTCGTACATCGTCGTGAGATTTATAAGGTTGGACTTCAAGGGGAGAGAGAAAGAGAGAGGCATTACGCCTCTCTCGCGGCCTCGAAAGCGAGGCGGTCGTAGATGTTTTGGGAGATAACGGCACCGTACCGGGCTTTGAGCAGGTGCATATATCTTATCGCGCTTTGGGCTGTCTTGCAGCCGCACCCTACATTATCTTTTGGAGCCACGCCCTTGAAGTAGACGTACCAGCGGTTGAACTTGCGCTGCGCCACGATGAGCTTTGGGGTGAGGGTCGGCTTGGTATCGACGACGGGGGCCTGGGTCTGCTTCTTCGCACGGGTCGAAGTGGTTTTAGCCTTTTTGTTTTCTGCGGTTTTGGAGGTTTTCTTTGCCATGATTTTGAAGTGTTGGGGGTTTGAGAAGTGAGCCGAGGCTCTTAATTTTTACGAACAATCAAAAGTGCGGTCGTAATGAGCTGCCAAAAGCAAGGGTGATTACGCTCTTGCAGGAGCTTGCTCCGAAAGAGGGGGGAACGTGGAGCGCACACCTGCCCTTGCGCCAGTGAATGACCGTACTAACTTTGTGACGGAAAAATAAGCCCCCGGCTCGCTCCCCCGGACATCTTCAAGGCAAAGGAGGCCGACCGCAGGGAACAATGGCAAAACCGCTCCGTGCGCAGAGGCGGCTCGTGCCCCTCGGTAGGCGAAGCCTGACCCTCGCACAGGCTCGGCGGCGGCAAGTTCGGCGGTGGGGAGTTTCAAGGGTTAGTGGTGAGAGGTTAATGTGGGGTGTAAGATGTCAGCGCGCGATGAGATATTTGCATCTGCGCCCGTGTGGGGTGCGTGTTCCAAAACGGTATGACCGCCCGGGTCGAGGCTGTGGGGGTGGCGCACCGGGCTGCGGCCCCCTCTCCCCTTGCAGTCCAACCTCTCACGGCGTATGGGGCAAATGGTTCACGGTCAAAGCGCGGTGCTTGTCGACTCCGATAGCGATGCGGTGCGGTGTTCCGTTGGGTGGCGGTCGGTGCGGCGGCGAGGGCTATGGGCGAAGGTTAGAGGTCGTTGCCCGGCGGTGGCCGGATTGTATTATGCTGCGGAGGGGGCGAAAGAGCAAAGTGAGAGTTGACCCGTGGGGTCAACCCTCTATCGTTGGGGAGGTGGAGATTAGTATTCGCAGAAGCCTTGTACCATAGTGTAGTCTGCGTCGGGCACCTGGGCTGCTGCCTTTTCCTGTGCCTCGTCGGCTGTCCGGGCAATTACATATACTATTTCGCTTTCGCCGTCGAAGGTGATAACTTCTACTTGATATTCTTTGAGGCGGCGGTTTGTATCGAGGGAGATGCAGCTAACGTATGTCATGGTTTTGAAGTTTTTGAGAGTTATTACTGTGCGCCGGGGCGCGTTTGATTTTTACGCCGCAATCAGGGAACGGTTGAGCCAGTCGGCACGACGGTAGCCAACAAGGGTTCGGGGCAAAGGGTTTATCCCCTGTGGAATACTCTTTTTTATGCTTGCCTGAAAAAAGGAAGATTTTTGCCCTGAACGTGTCTTGCCCTTGTCAGCGTAGGCGACCCGTTCTAACTTTGCGAAGTGAAATATCAACCGTGCTTCCGTGCGTGTTTACAAGTATGACTCCCTCAAATAACTGCCTCGCAAAACTATGATATATGTTTGCCTCCCCCGATGCGAGCCGCTGCATCACACCAATCTATGCCGTGAAGTTATCCCCGACGGCCAAAGCTCTCTTTATTCTTATTGCCCGAACTGCCGATGATGCGCCATAGAATTGCAGCCCTGTGTCCTGTGCAGCCGGAACACCGCTGTAAGGCTCTTGCGAATAGTCTGCCCTCCCGAAGATAGAGGCCGTAATGAACGGTCGCAGTCCTTATCTTTGCGAAGCGCCCCCGGAGTGATACCGCTCTCCCTCGGGGGTGGCCGAGGGGCACGGAAAAGCAGCGGACTCCGGCTCTATCATCAGGATAGATCCGAAGTCCGTTGCCTATGTTAGCGATATACGCCCTCAATGGGTCGAGATTACAAGCTCGACGGCTTGCCGCATTAGCGCGACGGCGCGGTGGCGCCGGAACACAAAAAGAAAATCCCCGACATCGCTGCCGAGGATAATATATGTTGTATGATTAGATGCTGTATGATTATATGTGTCTTTTAGAATTGGTAGCCGACTGATAAGAAGATGCTTTGGCTCAGTTCTTTATTAGGAACCCAGAATTTCGAGCCGTTTTGGAGTGTCACGTTCCTGCGACCGGAATAGTAGTCAAGGTTGGATATGCCATATCCGGCACCAATCACAAAACGGTCAATAGAAAGATTTACGGAAAGTCTTGCGTTCCAGTAAAACCAGTCAAGCCCTTTGTTCGGAAATTTCATATAATCTACGACTGTGCCTACATTACCTTTAATATCATAAATATCATAGGTCAGTGAATTTCTAAAAGGGCAGGCAAGACTGATGCCGGGTTCGGCTTGAAACCACAAGCGAATATCATCTTTGTTTTTGAGCAGGTTCGGAGTTTTGAAGATTACAGATGGCTTGAATATAATCCATGCCACGTTTTTCTCATTATCCGCCAAACTCGCTTCATGCCCGTTTATCGTAGTTGTACGGCTCGGTTGGTTGTATTGTGACGTCAGTTCCATACCAAGAGCAACACCGATATATTTATGGAAATGCCACGCAATAGACGGCTCAATCGTCCAAGCCTGTTCATTGTTTAGATATATGCCACCATAAAGAGTAGCTGTGAACGGTCGCTTTTCTTCCTGTGCGAAAGTTGTCAGAGCAACCATGAATAAGACAAAAAGTATCAACAACTTCTTCATAACCGTTTTATTTGAAAATATCAATGAATAAAGCCAGTCAACAAATTTAGTATTGTTTTTATCGCTGAGTTATGCTTGTTTTCGAGCCAAGTCTTGTTATTGTCAAGTACCTTGTAGTTTAGACACCTTAAACTCAGCATCTTTCCCGTTAATACTTAACTTGACGACAGGATTTGAGAACTTTGTAAGGTGCAGAACTGCAAGCGTATGAAAAATTCATCAGGCGTTTTCATAAATTCCAGATTTTAAGAATACAAAATTAGCGAAAAAATCCGGAATACGGAAGCAATATGCTCACAAACAGGTGTCAAAGCACCCCCGACATAGAGAGGTTGAACGCATCGCGGTATGGAAATTTCTCACAACCGATGTAGAGGGTATCGAAAGCGTCGGTGCCGTCGGTGCGGTGTTCGAGCAGGTCTTCTTCGCTCTCGGCGAGCTTTTCGCCGGACTTGTCTTTGTCGAAGCCGTTGCGGCCACGGCGCACTCCGGCTGACTGTATGGCGAGGATAAGGTCTTCGTTGTTGGAGCGGTTGAAAAAAGGCATCAGGCGTTGCTTACCGGCAAAGGCTTGGTTGATGAGCAGGTATTTTTCCTCCTTGCGCATAGGGTTGCCGAGATATACGGCCTCGACCGTCCAACCGTGGCGCTCGAACTCGTGCACCACCCACCAACGGAAGTCCTGGTCGTTGACGGCGTAGTTAGAGCCGAGGGCGGTTGCATCGAAGTAAAATACTACGGTCTTGTTGCGGTGGGTGGCGTAGTAGCGGCAGAAGTCGTCGATAAGCGCAGGTATCTTGCGCTCGAATTTGACGTAAAAGGATTTAATGACGTTGAGGCGGCGGTCGCGTGGCTGACCGGCGACAATCCAGTTGATATTGGCGTTGTAGTCCATACCGATGCAGATAGGCGCGTCGGGGTCAACGTCGGCGTCGGCTCGCGCATCGAGCGTGGCGAAGTCGTAATCATAGCCGAGGGTGTCGAGGTATTGGTTATCGTTGGCATCGTATTTGTGGGCCTCGCGCATCGAGGAATAAAAACCGTCCTTTGCAATTCCGATCCTCTGGCACAGGATAGAGGTTTGGAAAGTCAAAGGTGTAAGGTCGCGCTTCATCTGCTTTATGTAGTTCTCGCCGAGAAGCTGCAAATTTTCGATTGAGGAATACTCGCGATAATACACGGCGACTGACCGCATCTTGTTAAGGTTGCGGTCGAGGCGGCGGAGGTAGCCTTTGAGGTGAGCCGGAACGGGTTTACCGTTGGCGTTAAGGGAGCGTATGCGTTCCTTGGTGCGCCAAATTTCATATACGGTGCCCTCAATGGTGGCTATCAGCTCCGCGTCCATTTTATCCTTGTAGTGCAAGAACCAGGAGCCTTTGGTGGTCTGCGGCATATCGCTCAATATCATAATCGAGTGATTGAAAGAGTGCTTTCCGAAGTGCGACTTAATGCCGCCGTTGGCCGGTAGCGTTTCGTCTTTGAGTTTGGCGTAATCAATAAATTTGGCTTCATCGACCAACAGCCACGACAGGGTCAGTGAGTTGGAGCTGCCCGGTCGGTCTTGCGAAATGATAACGGCGACGCTGCCGTTGTAAAAGGAAATGACGTGTTCGTAGTCTTTCGGGTCGATGATTGGTTGCTTGAAAGTCTTTGGTGGTTTTCGGCCGACAACATAATGCACCCCCTCGATGAAGCCCCAGCGTTTCCACGCGGCGAGCAAGCCAGGGATTGTGTTAGTCAATCCGTGCTTGAAAGTCGGCACTACGATGCCGCCTGTCGAGCCGGGCATACGCTGCATATTGCGCAGCACAAATGGTGCGGCGATGCTGTCGGTCTTGCCGGTGCGTCGCCCTGCGACTATAACTGTGGTGTTCGCGCCGATAAGCTGCGTTAGGCGTTGGGGCTTGTTAAAGTAAACTTTCTTGTCGGCCATATTGGAAAAATTTGTAAATTTGCAGGGTGAGCTGCTAAAATTCAGATAACTATGAGTAGAGAACTATTTGCAATAATCTTACTAATCGGCGTTCTTATGTTCGTCGGCCTCGTTATAATGTTAGGTATCTACTCTCGTCGCCAACTGAAAAAAGTTAATGAATTGAAGATGCCCCCGAACATAGAGCAGATAAGAAGAAAGAGCCGATTATTTGCCTTACTCGTTGTTATAATCTCCCTCATTTTTGCTTTCTTCATTTTTGGGAAATAACAGGTCAAATTCGAGGTCGACTTCCTCAAATTCCACATCTTCGATGTCGATTGTTTCGGCGCGATACTTTTGTATCATAGCCGAGATTTTCTCGTTGATGTTGGGGATAGGCTCGATGCCGAGGACTCGCGGATCATCGGTAGCGGTGAACGGCTGCACGAGTATTTGGTCGAGCGGCAGTGCCTGTTCATCTTCGAGGTCGACGCGGTTCAGCTTACCGTAGGCGGTGGCCGCACGTTCCATAGTCTTGCTGTCCTTGCGCTTCTCGGCCATTTTGTAAGTTGCGATAAGCATTTCGTTGGTGCGCCAACGGTGGAAGTCGCGGCTTGCGCTGCCGAGCATGGGGAGCAAGGACTTGACAACGGCAAGGTCGGAATAAGCCGTTGTGCGGTGTATTCCGTGGCGTTGGCATACCTCGGCGACAAATTCGCGGTCGGTGCCGTCGGGGTTTGCGATGAACCAGTTATACATTTCGCGCACACGAAGCACCTTATCCACAACGGCTTGTGGATATTGCTCTCGCAGTTCTACCTCTTTGGTGAACAAGTGCGCCCGGCATACATCTATGGTGTTCGGTGTTGGCACGGCTTCAAGTATTAGGTATGAGTTATGAGTGACGAAGTATTACTCGTCGTCCTCCATATCAAGGAGATTTCGGTGTGCGTTCTCGATAGCGAGCGGCGACCCTACCTGTGCAAGCATCATTTCCTGGGAATGGAGCTTGACTTTTGATGCAGCCTTGCCGCGTCGGTAGGCTTTCGACACCTCGGTTGTGCGGTCGGCAATATCGGAGCGCAGCACATCAGCCGGAATATCGAGTATTACGGCCATATCGGATATTTTGAGGTAGATAGACGCAAATTTTTCAATCTGCTGCAAGTCGTTCTGCGAATAGGTCATGGAGCGGTACGGAGTGATTGGTTATTAAATCGTTGACTTGGTCGTAGAGATTTGCGAAAATCTCCGGCGAAGTCGAGATAAAGGCCGACTCGTGGCGGTTGCCGCGAGTGAGGTTTTGCGAGGTTATTACCGATACGGTTTCTCCGGCCTCGGAGCGAACCAACAAAATCTTGCTGTGATTATCGGCAAGATATGTACGTTCTATAACTTGGGTGATGAACGCCCAAAGTTTGAGCGTTTTGTTGGTGGCCTTATGGTCGAGCACAAGGTTGATGCGCGACACTTTATTTGCACGGCAGATAAAGAAAAGTCGGCGCAAAAATTCCTCGGAAATGGAGAAAGAAGTTTGCCAAACCTCGGCGGTGCCGACTTGGCTTAAAATCCATTCGAGAATGTCGGCCACCTGCACGGCATTAGAAAGATATGCCTGAAATGGCGTATCTTTCAGTGGGCGGAGGATTTGGTCGATGTCGGCAGTGCGTTTCACTACGTTTAGGTTTTAAGTTTAAGTTATGAGTGACGAGGTGATTTTTTGCGTGAGCTCGGCTTACTTTTGACTTCGTCACTCTGACTTACTACATATTTGTCGTATGCTTCCCAGTTGGCGTGCAGCTTCTTGTCGAGTGATATAAGTTCTTTGAGGAACGGGTAACGCTCGGAGTCGGGGCAGGTGGCGCTGTCGAGCGAAAGCGAGCGGAGGCGCAGATGCAGCTCGCGCATACGTTGGAGAATAGAGAGGTTTTCAACGAATTTCGCCTTGATGTCGTCGGGGAGTGCGTCGTGGTCGGCACGTTTGCCTTTTGGCTGCTCGTCGGCTTTGGCTGCGAGCGGTATGTGTTCGGCCACGATAGCCTCGACCTGCTGCTCCATTTCCTCGACCTGCGCACGGGTGAGGTCGGCGACGCGGAAGTTGTAATACTTTTGAAGTTGGTAGTCCACGAAGTCGTGGCGGCGGTCAATCTGCGATATTATGTTGCGGTACATAATTTGATTGCCCGACAGCTTCAAAAGGTAGAGAGCGCCGACGGCATAGTCGCGCTCCGCTTCCGGCGTTTCGAGCCACTGCTTGATTTGTTCGGTAAATTTGTGGTCCATTTGAGGGGTCAGTTTTACTTTGGCCGCAGGGGTCAAAGTTTATTATTTATTCCTGTGAAGAAAATGAGGTTATAACCGAGTGGTTGGAGCAGGTCGCGCATCGAGAGCATCGTTGCGCCGGTGGTGACAAAATCGTCGAATACGATTATGTTGAGCTAGGTAGGTGGCGC